TTGAACTGCAGAAAGTGCTTGCGCAGGAATTAAAACAGATGAAATTGAAACGTCTGGACGGAACATTATGGAAGAACTTCCATGTGTACAAGCAGGGAAAACCATACAAGGACGATCTGGACACAGACGAACAGGAGGACTACATCACGGTCGTGATTGCGGATGAGGATACAGATAAGGATGGGAACATGATCGTGGAGATGCAAATGATACTAAGTATTTATCTGTACGATGATAAAAACCAGACGGGAGAACTGATGCTTGCGAACTTTATGAATCAGATCGACTACTATCTGCGAGGAAAACGGATTATTGATGGAAAGTACGAAATGGAGCGCGAGGTACATAAAAGGTTTAATCCGGACTGCTATCCGAATTTTTATGAATCTGCCTACATAACGAAATGGAAGCTGCCAGAAATTGATATGAGAGGAATAGGAGAGCTGATATGAACCAGATCATGTATATCGGACCGGATGTGAAAGGAGTTGTAAAACGCAACCAGATTTTCACTTATGATCCGAAAGAAGTAAAAGAAAGAGTAAAAAAGATGTACGAACCGGCGGTGGAGCTGTTTATAAAAATGGAATCTGCACCGGTGCAAAGAAAAGCGGTATGCACAGAGGGGACTCTGTTAAATATCACATACAATAATTTCGCCAGGAAACTGGCAGAGTAGGAGGTAAAAAGTGGAAGATTACAAATATGGATTAAAAACAACCAGATCGGCAAATTCTGCGCGCGTGATTGAAAAGGCAACGGTTGCACAGGCAGCAGTAGGAATTGCGCCGATAAATCTGCTGGATGAGCCACAGGCAGCAGTAAACACACCAATCATCATAGAAAGCCTTGCAGATGCACAGACGCTTTTCGGGAAGTGCAGCAACCCGACATACACCTTATGGCAGACGTATTTTGCGTCACTGAAAAAATATAAGGTTGCACCGATTGTGCTTGTGAATGTATTAGATCCGGGCAAACCACAACATATCACGGCGGTAGGATCGAAAGACTATACATTGGAAAAAGGAAGCGTGAATATCAAAGATGAGGGAATTTTACTGGATTCCATAATCGTTACAAAAGCAGCAGGAGATACACCGGCAAAAATAAATGAAGACTACGTGACTTCTTTTGATTCGTGCGGATATGTAGATGTTGCGGTTACAACGACAGGGAGTCTGAGTGATGAGACCGCCATCAAGATCGCATACACAAAACTGAATCCGGATGGGGTAAAAGCAGCCGATATCATCGGCGGTGTAGATGAAAATGAAAAGAGAAGTGGCATTGAAGTGCTGGATGAGGTGTATATGATGCACAATATTGTACCGGCCATTATCTCTGCGCCAAAATATTCCAAAGACCCGGCGGTAGCTACAGCATTGGAAGCAAAAGCGGAACTGGTAGGAGATCTCCTGAATGCCACTGCGGTAGTGGATCTGGAATGTGAAACCACAAAGAAGATTCAGGACGCGAAGACAGCGAAGGATAAGCTGGGTGTGTTTGGTCGTCAGACGGTTATCTGCTGGCCAAAAGTTGTCATGGCGGGATATGAAATCTATGCATCTGCCGAATACTCTGCACATATGCAGTATGCCATGATGGAGAATGCAGGAATTCCGACATCCACAGACAATACCGAGGCAATGATCGAAGGGATCTGTACGGAAGATGGAGAGCGGAAACTCTATACAGAAAAGCAGTGCGCAAATTATCTGATGCAGTATGGAATTGTTTCTTACAAATATCAGAATATGTGGAAGACTATAGGCGAGAATAGTGCAGCGTTTCCGGACGAGACCGCGCAGAATCAGAAGTCGATCAAGGGTGTTGCAATCTGCAACTATCTGGAAAATCGTTTCAAGACAGATTATGCATATCAGATTGGACGAGATACAAAACCTGCAGCCATTAAATCCATAGTAAATGATTTTAATTACATGCTGTCAAAAATGGTTCCGGACTATCTGGCAGGCGGAGAGATGGAATTTCGGGAAGATGAAAATCCGATCGAACAGATTCAGGAAGGATACTCAAAATTCCGTGTCCACTACGCGGATTATCCGACTACAAAAGGCATGGATGCAGAGTTTGTGAGGGATGTGAGCGATTTGGAAAAAGCATTTTACGGAGGGGATAACGAATGAAAGTAGGAATGATTCCAGACAAAACAAGCAATTTTAATCTGTACACGAATACTGCCGATGCAGCAAATCGCATTGTCGGAGTGACAGACAGCATCAATTTGATCGAGCTGGAAAATATGAGTACAACACTGAACTTGGCAGGATTCGCCGGAGAGGTTGATTCTCCAGCGGTCGGGCAGTACAAGTCTATTACCATAGAAATCCCGTTTTCGAACACGTCAAAGCAGATGCTGGAGGTGGCAGCGAATGACCAGAATCCGATCATTGCGCGGAGCGCACAGGAATTTATCGATCCGGGAACAGGAAATAAACAGATTGTAAACAGAACTATTACAATCCGCGGCTGGACAAAGAAGATTAACTACGGAAAGTTAAACAAAAACGGAAACGGTGAGCCATCGATTACGAAAGAAACCATCTATTACCAGGATATTATCGATGGAGAAGAAGTTACTTGCATTGATAAATTGAAAGGAACAGTAAAGATCGCAGGAAAAGATATGACCGCGGATATCGAAAATTATATTTAGCAACAAGGTGCGAAAAATTCTACACCGATAATAAAAGCCTGTTGCGACGTCGCAACAGGCTGAATAAGAAAAGGAGAGAAAAAATGGATGAATCAGTAAAATTGGAAGCAAAAATGGACACAACAAACGAGCAGACGAAGAAAAAGGAGCTGCCACCGCTTGTGGCGACCTTTGAAAAAACATACAAATTCGAAGGGAAAGAGTATGACAAGATTGATCTTTCCGGCATGCGAAAGATGGGCACAACTGACTCACAGGATTTGGACGATGTAATGAGGGCGATGGGGAGAGTTTTGGTTAATAAATTTAGAGATACAATGTACTGCAAACATGTTGCAATGCGTGCGACAAGTCTTCCGGTAGAATTTTTTAACATGCTGTCGATGAAAGATATAAATGAAGTGGAGAATGTGGTGCAATATTATTTTTTAGTTTTATAGGGATCGATGATCTCTCAGAATTAAAAAAACTGACGGTACATATATCCATGAGATTGTGCACGTCATTGCAGTATTTGCGGGAAATGCCGATTGAAGATCTGCTGGAAGTGGCGGATGAGATTATACAAGCGCAAGGAGGCGGCACATAATGGCAAAAAATGTCACATTCAAAACGACGCTGGAAATCGGAGCAAAAAAAGGAACTGGGTACGATGCCGTACTAAGCGGATCTGTAAAAAAACTGAATGCAATGGATCAAGTGGCTATGAAAGCCGGAAGAGTGATGCTTGGAACAGGAGTGGCAGCAGGAACTGCGGTAGCTGTTATGGCGGCAAAAGCAAATGAGACATACAGCAACTTTGAGACGCAAATGAAAGAACTGCAGGCCATTTCCGGAGCAACTGCAAGCCAGTATGAGCAACAGAAAAAAGCTGCGATGGATGCAGGGCAGGCTACAAAGTTCACGGCTGCGGAATCTGCGGAAGCTATGAAGTATATGGCACTTGCAGGCTGGGATGTTAATACACAGCTAAAAGCATTAAATCCAATGTTAAAAACAACAGCAGCCACAAACGGAGAGTTAAAGACCACGTCAGATCTTGTGACGGATTCCATGTCAGCTGTTGGAGTCGGGGTTGAGGGAATGGAAACATACCTTGACAAAGTTGCCATGGCAAACAACAAGGCAAGCACAAACGCAGAGCAGCTGCTCCGTTCGTTGGTTAAATCAGGGGGCGCTGCCAAAACGCTGGGCGTATCCATGGATGATTTGATCACAGCCACTGGGGTACTGGCGAACAACGGAACAAAAGCGGAAGAATCCGGAACGGCCATGAATTCTATTTTGACACGTATCGTGTCGAATTCGACGGCTATGAAAGCGTTTGATAAGCTGGGTGTGAGTTTGTGGGATGCGGACGGTAAGTTTGTAGGATTGCGCCGGACACTGTTTAACATCAACGACGCAATGGCAGACTATACGGACGAACAGAAAGCTACAACCATGGCTGCTATTGCTGGAGTGCATCGCCACAGCCAGTTTGGATACTTGCTTGACTCCGTAAAGGAGAGCACAAAAGACGGTGCATCCGCATGGGATACGCTGGAAAACTCTATATCAAACAGCACCGGCGCAATGGATAAGATGTACAACACCACAACTGACACATTGGCAAACGCAAAAGCAATCCGGCAGTCAGCACTTGAGGATATGCAGATTCGTGTAGTGGATACCGTAAGTGATTCAGAAAAAGAGATTATTCAGTGGGAGGCAGAATTTATCCCAACAGTCACAAAAGATCTGCAAGCCTATGCACAGGCTCATCAATACGATTTTGCCAATGCAATCGAAAGTGTGGAGGGAACCATTGAAAAAGCCTACGAGGTTGGATCATCGGCCGCATCGTTTATTGTAGAAAACAAAACTGCTGTAATTGGAGCACTGAAAGGTGTGGCTGGTGGAATCCTTGCGATTGATGTAGCGGCAAAAGGCGCAAGCGCTGTAAACGGAATAAAAAAGTTTATGGAAACATTCGGTGGTGCCGGTGGCGGAGTGGCAGGAGTAACACTTGCGGTATCTGCGGCAATTGCAGGATACAATGCTATAAAAGGTGCGATAGACAATGCCAACGAGAAGATGGCACAGAGTAACCTGGAGAATCATTTCGGAAATATACAGCTAAGCCTGGATGAAATCGACCAGCTTGCAACCACCATCATCGGAGAGGATACGATGATGAAAGTGGATGCGCTGAATGAAGCGATGCAGCAAAGCGAAACATCTCTTGGAAACATCACGGACAGTCTGACGGATGTGGAAAAGAATGCATGGAAGATCAATGTGGGTTATAGCATGGATAAGGACGATTATCAATCCTACGCTACACAGTTGGACGCTTACACGAAGAACGTAGAGCAGTACGCATCCGATCGAGGCTATGAGGTTCATGTTTCGGCTTCGCTTCTTTTTGGAGACGGAAGCAGGCAGGACACGGATATTTCGAACACTTTTAAGGATGCACAGCAGCAGCTTGACACGATGGGAAATGAATTGCACGACTATCTGTATAATGAGACGAACGGTGCTCTTTTAGATGGGATTATCGATATTGATGAAAATAAGATTGTCGAAGAATACCAGAAGAAAATGCAAAGCATTGTTGAAAAAATGAATGCAGCGGAAACGAATGCTCAGTTTGATGCGATTGAAATGAAGTATTCAGGAGCGGATCTGGACTCTAAGGCGTTTAAGCAACTCCAGAAAGAATTACAGCAACAGGTAAATGACGTGGAAGACAAGGAGGAGGAAGCACTACAAAATACCTTAAAAGGATATGAACTAAAAAAGCAAACGGATAGTTCCTACACAAATGCTCAATTCGAAAAAGATAAAGCAGCGGCATCGGAAGCCTACCACAAGGGCGTGGAAAACGCACAGGTAAAAGCAGCGGATTACACAGTAAATACGGTTGATGATGCATATTCTGGGAAAGTTAAAAAGGCAATGGAGGATGTACAGAGCGTCTACGCTGCCTACACAGATTTAACAAATAAAGAGGTGCAGTCGTTGTGGAAAACAAATCCGGGGCTGGCTCTTGATAATTTGGCAAAAGAAACAAGTACGATCTACGGAACCGAGATCACGAAAGCAGACAGTAAGGGACTCGGAAAAATTGCGGCGGAAATGAACAGCCAAATAGCCGATCTGGAAGATGCCGTACAGCGCTATAAAGATGCCGGACAGGAAGTGCCGGATGCCGTAAAAGAGGCCCTTGAAGAAATGTATACAATCCAAGGGATGTCGGGAGATTACGATGCTATATCGCAGGGGCTTCTCAGCAAACTTCTCACAAACGAAGATTTTACCGATTTTATCAAACGAACTGGAGACGAATTTACAAAGGCGTATTTCGGCATAGAGAACGAAGCGAAATCAACATTCTCAAAGGGATATGACATTAGCACGGACATTCGACTGAATCTTGATACAAAACTGGCAAATATTAATTATTCGGTGGCAGACGCTATGCGGAAAGCACAAAGCTATATCCGGCAAAAGAATGACGCGCATCCGATCAATACCAGTACACAGCTGACACAGGATATTATAAATATCAGCAACGGGAAAATGCCGGGAGCTAAAAAGACCGTACCTTTTACACAAAATGCAAAAGGCGGATTTTACGACAAATACACAATTACATCGCTTGTGGAAGAAGGAAAGCCAGAAGCGGTACAGCCACTGGATGGTTCTAAGCGCGCGAAGGATATCTGGTATACCTCTGGAGCGATGCTGGGAATGTTCGACAGACAGCCGCGTACTATTTTAGCAAACGATCAACAGGCAGGGCAGCAGCTGATATTTAATCCGACGGTGATTATCCAGGGAAATGCGAAGAAAGCGGATGTGCAGGACGCAATGCGGACGACTTATGGGGATGTGCAGAACATGCTGCAAAAAGCAGCAAAGAAGAAAGCGAGAGTGACATTCTGATGGGAGGATATTATTGGACAACCAAAGAAGGGGACATGTGGGATCTGATCGCATGGAAAGTTTATGGAGATGAGTTACGGGCAGACCTTTTGATGAGCGCTCCGGAGAATGCAGAATTTTTGACGACAACAATTTTTTTAGATGGAGTAAAAATCTGGTGTCCGTATTTTGACGCAGAAGATCCAGACGTAGAGGAAGAACTGCCGCCGTGGAGGGATGCGGAATGAAAAGCACGATTATCTTAAAATACAACGAGAAGGATGAACAACATAAAATAACGTCAGATATGGAATCGTTTGAGTGGGTGGATAACGCAAGTGGATCGGCTGATACGCTGACACTTACACTTAGAAATGATGGAAAGCAGAAGTGGATGCGTGGATACATGCCGACATCAAAGGATTTTATCCAAGCGTGGATACAGACGCAGGACTGGCCGGTAGGCAAAGCCACACAGAAGGTGTACTGCGGAAAATTTGTGCTAGATTCGCTTGGATTTCACGGTTTTCCGGAAACGGTAGAAATATCTGGGTTATCCGTTCCGATCAATACGGGATTTAACATAACTCAAAGACACAGAACATGGAAAAAGACAACGATTAAAACCATTCTTTCGGCATTGGCAAAAAATGCAGGAATTCCGCTGCAGTTTGATGCAAGCGATCACAAAATAGATAGCATTACACAAAGCGGAAAGACGGATCTGAGTTTTGCATTTTCAGTTTGTCAGGACTATGACCTCTGCTTGAAAATTTACAACAAAAAAATGGTTGTATATGACCAGACGAAATATGAGAGAAAGAAAGCAATCACAACGATAAATCGAACGTCCATCGGAGGATCAAACGCATACGAGATAAACGATCAAAGATCGAAGGAGTACAATGCGGTAAAAATCAGCTATACAGGGAAAAGTGGAAAGACGCTCTCATATACATTTCGAAGACCGGGATCAAGCGGGAGTCGCGTTATGTATGTCACGGAAAAAGCGGAATCTCTAAAGGACGCAGAACTGAAAGCGAAAGCGGCATTGAGATCGAGTATTCGGGAATGTAGGACGGCGACTATTACGCTTACCGGGAACACGATGTATACAGCAGCAGTAAATGTAAACTTGAAAGATTTTGGAAAGTTGGATGGAAAATACTTTATAGATTCTGCGACAAATGCAAAAAGCGGAGGAGCTTATACCACGGCGCTTGTGCTGCATCAGGTTGTTACGGATTTTTAGGAGGAAAAATGAAGCTGTTTTATTGCAAAATCGTTTCTGTAAATTATAAATCCGGAACTGTAAAAATCGTAATACCAGATGCAGACGGACAAGTTCTGGAAGATGTGTCATTGCTTGCATGGAACTACCATATGCCACAGGAGGGAGATACTGTTGCAGTATTAGCAGAAGAAAATAACGGGGAAATAGAAAAAGCGTTGGTTCTTGGACCGGTATATTCAGAGGCTAATCAGCCAAATGATGGGAAAAAGGGACTGTACTATATCAGCTTGCCTGGGGCAACAGTAAAATATGAAAGCACAGAGCAAACAATGAGCATAACAGCACGGACACTTGACGTGAAAAATTTGTTATACGACACACTTAAAAAGAAGGAATAACAATGGGGAAAATCGGAAGTTTTGGAGATATAACCTTTGAAATCAAAGAAAATGAAAAGGGAATAAAAGCACTATCTATTCAGGATATGGTAAGGGAGGGAGATGCAACTCATTCGGAGCACCAAAGAGATGGGAAAAAACCATGGCTGGAATTTTCTAACCCAGGACTGGACGAAGTGACGTTTACTATTATTGCGGACGCACAATTTCAGGTAAAACCCAAAAGTGTTGAGAAGAAGTTGCGAAAATACAAAAATGAGGGTACAGCAAAATATTTGACACTGGGTGGATTGAAAGTTGGGTCGAACCCGTTTGTGATAACAAAAATGTCAGACGCTTATAAAACCATTATGTGGAATGGCCGCGTACAGTCTATAGTCATAGACATAACATTAAAAGAAAAGCCGACAGCTTCAAAGAAGAAAAAGAAAGCGAGCAAAAAAAACGATAAAAAAACAAAAACAGCTAAAAGCGCCAAGAAAAATTCTTACGACATTTACACCGTTAAAAAAGGTGACAGCCTGTGGATAATAGCGAAGAAATACTATGGAAGCGGTGGAAAATATACAAAAATATACAGCGCGAACAAAAACCAGATTAAAAATCCAAACTTAATACGTGTTGGAATGAAATTGAAGATACCAAAGTAGGGAGAAAATATGGATAATGTAGAATTCACCGGAGAATATTCAAACACAGACAGAAAAATGATCGAAGATAACCTCGGCACTATTGCAAGCACGCCGTATGGTTCCGCCCCATATGCGAGGGATATTGGAGTGCATAGAATCGCACTACCCACACCATACGCAAAAAACGAATACGCAAGTGAACTAATAGCGCAAGCGGAGGAGTGGGAAGATCGCGCAGAAGTTACACGGGTAGATGTGGACAATAACGGAAAAGTGAAGGTGGTGATTGTAGATGTCGGCAATTGACATATTGGAAGCGCTTCCGGAAATTGATTTAATCAAAGAGGAAGATTTGGATGTGAACCATATTATTGAAGAAATGGTGAATGATTTTGAAGCAGATTATGAGGAAAGAAATGGTGAAAAGATAACGTTGTATCCGGGAAATTACATAAAGCTACTAATAAATACAACAGCGGGAATGCTTTCGCAGATGGCATATGTGATGCAGGAACGATACCGACAGAATTTTTTGAAATATTCACATGGAGCGGCTTTGCGAAATCTTGGAGTGTTAGTTGGATATGCAGAAACTGGAGAAGAAAGTGCGCAGACTACGCTACGGTTTACAGTGCCAGAAAAACAGAGCAGGGATATTAAAATTCCGCAGGGAACATTGGTTACGGCGGGAGATCAGATTTATTTTGCGACAAACGAAGAACTTGTAATTCCGACCGGAGCAGAATATGCAGACACTGTTGCGACGTGCACAGAGACGGGAAACAGGGGAAACGGATATCTGCCGGGGCAGATTAATATAATAGTAAACCCGATAGCTTATGTGGATGGTGTTAAAAACCTAACCGAGTCCACAGGAGGACGCGGAACATTTAGCACTGACGAACTCAGGGAAAATATATACAACTCACCGGATTTGTTTTCTGTGGCAGGACCGGAACCTGAATATATAGAGCTGGTAAAGAGATACAGCAGTAATATAGTGGACGCGCGGATTGACACGACAGAGGATGCCGTTGTAAAAATCTACGTACTATTGCAAAACGGGAATGTACCAGACAGAGAAAAGCTGAAAGACATCCTGAATTATATCATTGACCAGAAAAAGAAGGTAGATACGGATAAAATAGAAATTCTTGCACCAGAGATTACGGAATATAGCATAGAAGCCACATACTACATATCCTATGATCAAAAAGAAACAGAGACCACCCTAAAAGAAGAAATAGAAGGCGCAGCGGAAGAATTCAGGGATCATACGATGGAAAAAATAGGTCGTGCAATCAATCCAAATATGATGGTTGCATACATGAATGCGGCTGGAGCGTCACGAATTGAAATTACATCACCTGTTTACAAAGCGATCGAAAAAAATCAGGTTGCGCATTGCACAAAAATTGATCTTACATATGGAGGATTGGAAAAGGAGTAAAGAATGTACAAACTGGATGATGAAGATACATTGTATATGTCGTTGCCACCGAATCTACAGAATAAAGATACAAGAAGCCTGAGCGTGGCATTTGCGAAACAAATGAAAAAATATCTGGCTTATGCCGATCGGCTGAATATCTGGGGGGATATCGATCATCTTGCGCCAGAACATTACGATGTATTTGCTGCCTGTATGGAGGCTCCATATTACAGATCGGATTTTCCAGACGATAAGAAGTTGAAACTGATAAAGCAAAACTACATCGTTCGGAGATCAGCAGGGACGCAAACTGCGATAGACGCGTTATTGGAAAGCGTATTTGACGATGCACGATATATCCCATGGTATGAATACGGAGGAAAGCCATATCACTTCAAGGTATTGTTATTCGACGTGCTCAAAGAAGATAACATCGAGCTGATGAGCAATGCTATGAAGAAGGTAAAAGCAGCAAGGTCAATCATGGATGCAGTAGACATAGGGAGAACTGCAACATGCCCTATTTTTTCAGGAATAGTAGGCCACACAGTGTCACACCCACCAGAGATACGCGAAGGAGTGTCCACAAAGGGAGAAGACATTGCATCAAAGATACATTCGGGAATCGAAACTATTGGATCTACAAAAGCGTCAGCCATCAAAGAAAAACTAAAAGAGGTTGGCGAAGACATTCTGGCTGAAACCTATGCGGGAGCAGCAGGAACGCAAACTATCAAGCAGCCAGCAATTAGAGAAAACTATTATATAGAAAGATCAACGATCCAGCAGATATTAATAGTGGGTAACAAGCACGGATGTGTTTGCAAAAATGTTATAAAAGAACAGGAGGAATAAAAATGCCACAACCATTTGAGAATGCGGTAATGACAAACAATGGTGCAGCTCTTTTAACTAGAGCACAAGCAGGGGAGATTAAAATTGAATTTACCCGTATGGTGGTCGGGAATGGGACTTATTCAGCAAGCGAAAAAACACTTGCAAAATTGCAGCAGGCAACAAAGTTAAAGTCTCAGAAAAATAGCTACACACTATCTGACATTGATGTTTACAGTGACCATTCCGTCAAAGTTACCGGGCTAATCACAAATCAAGACCCGGTAACACATAAGACGCTGGTTGAGGAAGGGTATTATATCAATGAAATCGGGCTTTACGCAAAGCCTTCTGGGGGAGCGTCCAGCACAGAAGTTTTATATTCAATCGCTGTGACAGCCGGGGCGAACGGTGACTTCATGCCACCTTATAACGGCTACAATCCAGCACAGATTACACAGGATTATTACGCAACAGTGAATAACAGTGCACAGGTAACAATTAATACAGCGGGTGCTGCGCTTCTTGCGGAGGATGCAAACAAGCTCCGCGACGACACCACGAAAATGAAATGCAAAATCGGCATTGACAACGGCCTGATCTATGTTCAGGCAATAAGCGAATAGGAGGATTGACAATGGAAGTTGGAGAAAAGATTTATGTAGCTGACAAGGAAACGCAGGACAAGATTTACAACCTGCTTGCGGCAGAACCGGTGTGGGGATTCGTAGAGCACATGGACGTAAAAAGTCCTTCTGCGAGAATTACACCTATCGGACTCAATAAGAATTATAAAAATATTACCAGAAACGGAAGCACTGGCGCAGTTTCCCTGAACGACTGGGCAGATCACCCGGTTATTAAAGTGAACAAGCCTTATATGGTAAAGGCAGACGGAACACCGGATTACCGCCTTGCAGAAACAGATTACACCAAGAAACTTGACGGAACCGCTTCCGATGTGTCCAACACATCCTACAACGGCGGGGCATTTTCTTGGTTTCCGAAAATTTACAAGTACGAAAAAATGGAAGGTAACGACCGTACCGTATTATTCTCCATGCAGGCGAGAGACGGTTATGAGCCGAACGGATTCGTTGATCCGGATAATAAGGTTCTCGAAGGTGTATGGATACCTATGTTCTATGGTTCCAGACTTGGGGCGGACGGTCCTACACCTAAGATGGTAAGTTTAGCAGGATTACAGCCGTCGTACAATACAAGCGCGGATCAAGAGCGTACAGCATTGCAGAATTTCTCTACGAGAGCGCAGTTTTTTGGGGGTCCAATCGTTGAAACGATAATTGATTTCCTGATTATGATTTCAGGAACCACAGACCTTCAGACAGCTTTCGGTAGAGGTAACTGTAGCGGATATGACGCGTCACAAGCGCCTACTTACGGTGTAAAACAGAACGCCGTAGTTGGCGGCGGACAGTTCTACGGAACAGATGACGGTAAAAGCATGAATAAGATCTTCCATAGTATCGTTCTTGGAAGCTATCAGCAATGGATGAGAGATCCGTATGAGGTTGTTGTAAACGGACGCGTGAAGGTAAGTAAGAATTACACCTACGATCCTACCGGAGCAGCATACACCGATACCGGAATCAATGTACCAAATAATATGACATGGGACGGAAACAATAATGCGTTGGATTATCCAACAGAATACAGGATGGTTTCGGGATACGGAGCGATTCCGGCCGGAGAAATGAAAGGAGGAAGTACCGCAACTGGGGGCTGCGATGGTTTGTGGAGACATAATCCGACGTCAGCGTTCACGGCGGTCGCCCTTCGCTTCGGTCATTGCAACGACGACTTGGGTGCGGGCCCTCGCGCCCGCAGTTGGACCGATGCTGCTGGGAGCGCGTACTGGGGCATCTCTGCCGCCGGTCTTCTTTTACCACCTGTCGGCGTAGCCGCTTAGGGGGTCTGGGGGTACGCGTAGCGTAATTCCCCCAGAAGTAGAAAATTTATAGGTTCTACCCTTGTAACGAATAAATAACAGGGGAGGGAGCAGGCGCCACCTTTGGGCGGTCGCCCTTCGCTTCGGTCATTGCAACGACGATTTGGGTGCGGGCCCTCGCGCCCGCAGTTGGACCGATGCTGCTGGGAACGCGGACTGGAACATCTCTGCCGCCTTTATTCTATCCAATACTGGAAGATAGACATAAAGCCTTGCGCCCTTCCTACACCGCTGACGGTTGAAACACCGTTATATCCGCAATTATTTGTTTTTTGGTGAGTGAAAATTAACTCGATACAGGGCGAGTAGCAAAGCGGTAGCACCTGCTATTCGTAGGGGATAGAAGAAAAAATGTCTTATAGGAGTACAAATTTTTGAAAAAGTACAAATATCTGTATCAAAGAATGCTGGATGAAAACATCATCCGTAAGGCATTTAAAAAGTTACGTAAAGGAAAGACAAAACGTAAAGAAATTATTGCAATCAACGCAAACCTCGATATAGAAGTCGCGGCAATGCGGAAAATGATTGAGAATACCAAGCCACCCGACGTTCCGGTTGATAATCCGGAGCTGGCGTACAAGCCATGCAGGAGAATGCCGAAGTACATCTTTGAGCATGGTAAAAGAAGAAAAATCTTTATGCCGGAGATTCACGAGCAATGGCTGCATCACATTATTGTGCTTATATTAGAGCCGATCATAACAGCCACGTCGTACCGGTATTCCTGCGGGAGCTTTCCTAAGCGGGGCGCCCACTATGGAAAGAAATTTATACTAAAAATACTAAGAAACGGAAAAGGCATCAGGAATTTCGGGAAAATAGATATCCGACATTTCTACGACAATATCCGGATTAAGGTATTAATGAAAGAGTTATCTATCCGGATAAGGGATAGCTGGTTTTTGTATATTATCCGGTTGTGCCTGAAGGGGTTCAGGAAGGGCATTCCGTTAGGGTTTTATATATCACAATGGCTTGCAAACTACATCATGGAGCCGCTCGATAAGTTCATCACAGAGACGCTGGGGCTAAAGAAGTTCGTTCGATATATGGACGACATGGTGTTTTACGACAATGCAAAGAAAAACCTGCAGAGAGCCATTGTTAAAATCAGAATCTTTATCGGGCGCAGATACCGACTAAAACTAAAAAAATAATTATCAAGTGTGCCGTTTCTTTTACGAGAGTAAGAAAAGGAAAATTGGCAGACCACTTGATTTCATGGGATTTCTGTTTTACCGAAATAAGGTTATTCTTCGAAAAAACATTATGTTATCCACCACCAGAATGGCAAAGAAACTTGCCAGAGCCAAGAAGGCAGGCAGGGGCTATTATGAGACACATGTAAAAGCAATGCTTAGTTACGCGGGCTGGTTTTATTGTACCAACACTTACGATTGCTACACCAAATACGTCAAACCACTCGTAAACGTAGGCAAGCTAAAAAAGATAGTATCAAAATTAGATAGGAGGAAAAATCGAAATGAAGCAGTGGAAAAAAGAACGTTGCAGTACGCGACCTAAGGAACTGGAGCTTATCGCGCATGGTGTATATATGCAGCGCCGGAACATTGAGGCGGTAGAACATGAAGCCACAGAAGAAATGGCAGAATACACCGACTATGTGTGCGAGAGCAGAGAAATTACCGAATCGGAGTACGAAATGCTCAAGAGCATTGAAAGCATCAATACCGATAAGGCAATCGAAGAATACACATTGCAGCTTATGCAGGAAGGAGCGATCTAACGATGAGTACATTAGCATTAGTATTTAAGAGACTTTACACAAAGGGAGAGATAACGAAAGAAGATGTTGCAGAGAGAGTAAAAACCGGGAAGATCACAAAGGCTGATTACAAGTATGTAACGGGAGAAGATTATGCATCGTGAACATATAGATCTGATACAGGTTGCGGATTTGCAGAACGATATTATAAAAATGCAGTCCGATGTGATTGATAAGCTCTACAGACAATTGTGCCAAATTCTGTCGGCAAGCGCACTTGATGTATTACCACTCTATACTATGCAGACGGCGGCAAACGAACGAAAGAAATTGGAAACCGAATATGGTGAATAAAAGGAGGAACAGAAAGATGAAACAGGCATTATGTACTATGATTGGATTGATTGGATCAGCGATTGCAGCAACATTTGGGGGATGGGATACAGGATTGATTACACTGGTTATATTTATGGCGCTGGACTATGTATCTGGGCTTGTGGTGGCTGGGGTATTCCATGCTAGCACAAAAACAGACACAGGAGCACTGGAAAGTCGAGCAGGATGGAAAGGCTTATGCCGAAAATGTATGACACTTGTGTTTGTCCTGGTGGCGTACAGATTAGATTTGGTTATAGGGGTAGATTACGTAAGAGATGCGGTGATTATTGCATTTATAGCGAATGAGACAATTTCGCTGGTTGAAAATGCTGGGTTAATGGGAGTTCCACTCCCGAAAGTGATCAACAATGCAATCGACATCCTGCAGAGAAAAGGAAGTGATAAACATGGCAATTAAGGCAAAAACGTTGCTGGCGAACAGGAAGAACTATGGAAACAAGAGAAGTCTGTCAACGATCAGATACATAGTGATCCACTATACAGCCAACGATGGCGATCACGATGAGAATAATGCGAACTACTTTAGCAAAAATGTGGTAAAGGCAAGTGCACATTATTTTGTGGATGACGACTCGTACACAAAATCTGTCCCGCTATCATATGTTGCATGGTCTGTCGGGGGGAAGAAATACCCGAATTGCAGCAAGACTGGAGGCGGAAAATACTATGGCAAGTGCACAAATGCAAACTCCATCAATATCGAGTTGTGTGACACTGTAAAGGACGGAAAAATTATGGCCAGCAAGCAGACGGCCGCGAATGCGCTTGCGCTTACGAAGAAACTTATGAAAAAATATGGAATTGACAAAGCACACGTGATCAGGCACTTTGACGTGACGGGAAAGCCGTGCCCGGCATATTGGGTGGATGATGCAAAATGGAAAAAAGAATTTTGGAACAAATTATAATACAAGGGGCGGCGAAAGCTGCCCCTTATTTTGCACATTAAGCTAAAGGGAGAGGTGGTGGAAAGATTTGACAGAGCGTGTGAAAGTGTCGGTATAAGTAAAGCTGCGCAGCTAACGAAAATGATGTTGGAGTTTGCGGAAGAAGAAAATATGTAAAAGCACGTAAATTAATTTTTGCTTAATTAAAAAAACAGAATTAAAAGGACTTAAAACGAATTGTCAGATAATAGTGGTATACATGTGGGCTACAAAAAATGCCGAAAACCGCAGAAATAAGCGAATAAATTTTAAGCAAATGTTAAGA